TTGCGACAATTCTGTGCCGTATTCCATGTTGTCTAACGCTAATTCCAAGCGTTGCTCCATTTCGGTCATAACTTGATATAACTCATCCATTTAAATTCCCCTTAAATGACATAGCGAAGTTGCTATAACTTGATTGTTAAGCAAAATTCATAGCTTGTCAACAAGTATTTGCAAAATAAATACATACGATGTAAGATCGTTTACATGAAGCTAAAAATCACAGATTCCGCAATAATTGATCTGCTTGGGGGAACTACAAAAGTAGCAAAATTGACTGGTGTAACTCCTAATGCTGTATCTCAATGGCGAAAAAACAACATTCCAGCATCACAATTTGCGTTTTTAGGGGCAACTCTTGAGAAAGAGTCGCATGGTTTAATCACACGTAAGGATATTTTTCCTGATTCGTGGCATTTAATTTGGCCGGAGTTAAAATGACTAGAGAAGAAATGTTAGTAGATATGCTAAAACAAGCTGATCTTGAAATTAAAGTATTACAAGAGCGAATAGCTTTTTTGAGTAAAGAAGTAGAAGCTCATAGACAGCTTTTAAACGCATTAGGTCCATTAGCTTTCTCAGGAGCGCACTAATGGAAGTTATAGTCAAAAAAATTAAAGAAAACAAAGATGGATCAGCAGATGTTCATATTTACTATGACAAAGAAGGTCTGCATTTTCTTGTTCAGCAAGGTTTAAAAGTAACGCTTATTGAAGCAATAATGACTGAAAAGACAGGTAAGCTATACAATTCTTCAGACGTTTTAAAGTCTAAGAAGTCCGTTGTAAAAAAACAACAAAAGTAAGGATAACGGGGGAGTAATGAATTTTTATCCATTTCATATTGGCGACTATTTGAGCCATACGAATCATTTAACAGATGCAGAAGATTTAGCATATCGAAGAATGATTGATATGTATTTTCAAACTGAACAGCCGTTCAACGACAGTTCAACAGTAGCTCGACGGATTAGAGCGGATGTTCAAATTGTTGACAATTTACTGTTTGAATTTTTTACTTTTGAGCAAGATAATTGCTGGCATAACAAGCGAGCCGATGAAGAAATTGAGCGTTATCATAGCCGTCAAAGTCAAGCCAGTAAAGCAGGCAAAGCATCCGTTCAAGCTCGGTTAAACAAACGTTCAACGGCCGTGCAACCAACCAAGAACCAAGAACCATTAACCAAGAACCATATATATACACCTGAAGGTGTAAATGAATCTGTATGGAAGGATTTTAAAAAATTAAGAGATAGACTAAAAGCACCTATTACAGAAACAGCCATGAAAGGTTTAATTCGTGAGTCAGAAAAAGCTAAAATAACTTTAGAAGCTGCTTTGACTATGTGCTGCGAAAGAGGTTGGCGTAGTTTCAAAGCTGAATGGATTGAAAATCAAGTTATTAGACAAAAGCAAAATCCGTTAATAACTAACGAACAAATTGAAGAAGCGTATAGAGCTGAATGCGGTAAAGACCCAAAATTAGCACGTTTCAACAGCTATTACGAAATGAAGGATTATGTTATCAAGCAGCGAGAACTTAGAGCTAGAACGCCATAGATGCGCTGTTAGACAATTATGCAAATGGAGAAATGAATGGGGATTGCAAAAATTTAGGACATATTTGCAAAAATACACTTGGAATCAAAAATTACTTGACGATTTTTACGAGCAATTTAAACTAGGCAATAAGGGGGAATACAAATGTTGGAAAGAACAATCATTGCTGCAACAGGCCTTGGATATTTAATGGTCGGTGTTTTGCAGTTACGCAAAGGGTCGTTTTCAAATGCAATTATTTGGCTAGGATATTCTTTTAGCCAAGTAGGATTGTGGATGGCGCTCAAATGACAGATTTATTTGGATTTGAAGAATTTGATTGGCGCAAAGAATGGCAAGATATGCCTGAATTTGTGCAACTTGATATGAAGCCTATTTTTTCTGTCACAGTTAATTTTTTAAGCGTAGAAGATATAAATGCGTTTAGCGAAATTGTAGGAAAACGTATAAGTTTTAATACAAAAAGCGTGTTATTTACAAACGCAGATAAACGTGAAAGAGGTGTTTATGTTGATGAAACCTAAATATCCTATTTACATTATTTCTAAAGGTCGTGCAGATTCACGTATGACTTCTAAAGCATTAGAAAAAATGAACGTAGCGTATCGAATTGTGATTGAACCACAAGAATACGATGAATATGCTGCTGTAATTGATCCTAAAAAAATTCTTGTATTGCCATTTTCAAATCTTGGTTTAGGTGGCATTCCAGCAAGAAATTGGTGTTGGGAACACGCAATATCAGAAGGTCATGCGTTTCATTGGATTATGGATGACAACATCGATGGATTTGCTCGTTTAAATCACAATTACAGAACGCCTTGTAGATCGGGCGCCATATTTAGAGCTGCTGAAGATTTTTGTGATCGATATGAAAACATAGGACAAGCAGGTTTGCAGTATCGTTTTTTTGCTCCTGATCGTGAAGAAATGCCACCATTTAGATTAAACACACGTATCTTCTCTTGCATATTGATTAGAAACGATTTAAACATACGTTGGGAACTGCGTTACAACGAAGATGTGGACTTATCTATTCGAATATTGCAAGCAGGTTGGTGTACCGTTTTATTCAATGCGTTCTTGCAAAACAAAACAGGAACACAAAAGATGAAAGGTGGCAATACAGAGGACTATCAAAAAGATGGCACAAAAGTAAAGTCACAAATGCTTGTTGATAGACACCCTGATTTAGCTAGTTTAGTTTTTAGATATGGTCGTTGGCACCATAGAGTAGATTTTGATGTGTTTCAAAAAAATATGCTTGTCAAGAAAAAAAATATTGTAGTGCCAGAAGGTATAAACAACTATGGGATGGTATTAAAATGAAAGATTATGAATACGAAACAGAATACGATCCAAGCTTGGCGATTGAATTTATCTTTAAAAAAGCTCCTGAATATGCGAAAGCCAAAGGTCAACTTGCAGAGCTTGAAGCCTATAAACATTCTCTTAAAGCAATCAAGATGGCGCAAGCGGATCAATCCACTATGGCAGCCAAAGAAATGGAAGCATATCGTAGCCCTGAATACCAAGAGCTATGTAAGGGCATTGGAATCGCCACAGAAACAGTAGAAACATTAAAATGGCAGCTTAGAGCTGCTGAAATGCGTTGGGAAACATGGCGCACAGAGCAAGCAAACAACAGACAACTAGAAAGAACTACACGATGAACGATTATGCAGACATTATTCTTAAACTTAACTCATTCATCAAACACTATCACGAAGCTGTGCTTAAAGGTAAATATTCACAAGCCTATTTAATTGCTTGTTCTATAACAGAATCAGCGCAAGAACTAGAAGATTGGACTAGCAGTAAAAGTGTCCACTAAAGCAGAAAAAAAACATTATGATGCTTTGGCGAGATTGGGCTGCATCCTCTGCTACACGCAAAGCAATGAAGGCACTCCAGCAGAGATCCATCACATTAGACGAGCTGGTCGTAGAGGTGATGCCCCTGTTATCCCCTTATGCCCGTATCACCATAGAGGATCAAATACCGGTATTCACGGAATGGGTCGAAAACGCTTTGAGCGAGAGTATTCTGTCACCGAAAAAGAATTGCTTGAAAAAGTTAAAGCTCTAATGGATCAAAACCCAACTCAGTAGCAACTCGTTTTGCTCTACGTTTAAAAGTTGCATCGTGTTTAGTCCAAGCATGGGTGACTGTGTTGGCTCGGCTCATGTGAATCATTTCATGGCATAGCGTTGTCATTACGGTATAAAGATGTCCACAACGAGCTTCTGATACTGTGACGATATGTTCCCAATCCCCGTCATCGTGTAGATAAGTTCCCATTGCTTCAGGATCAGCATCCACAATAAACTTTACTTGTTCAGGTAAAGGCATAGACCATTTGCAATATGGTTCGCAACATACCATTGCGCTGTAAAGATTGCGTAATATGGCAGGGGTCAATTTCATACAGAGTAAATTTTACCTCTAAATTCAACCTCATCTTCATCCCATACACGCACCATCTCAGGTTGTAATAATTTGCTGCGTTCAAACGTCAATATAACAAATCCGCTATTCCAATCTTTAGGTGTGTCCTCTGTGTAATTAAATTGTGGTCCATTAGGATCAGCCAAAGTTCCTGTTTGCACGCCATAGCGAGTTCCGTTATAGTCATTGTAAGGAATACTTGATAAAACATGGGTATGCCCTGTAATCATGTTTACGCCTGAATTAACGGCATTATTGCGCCCACCTGTCCAGCCACCTTTCCAGCGATGCTTAATACAGGTATCTTCATTTATCCAAACAGACCAGCAAGGCTGCCATAATGGAAAATACTCTTTTAAACTTGTGCCAGGCACGCCCTCAAAAGCAGGAAGAAAGTTAACCACGTTGCTAGTAAAACGCATATCGTGATTCCCAAGCGGCCAGAATAGTTTTGCACCTTTACCCACCTTTTCAATTTCACTTAAATAATGTTGGCAAGCCTCAAGTTCTTCTTTAACCGAAGGCAGCTTATCAAAGTCCATACGAGGATGCCGACTAATGCCAGCACCATCAAAGGCATCGCCATTACAAATAATAGCAGTAGGCTTAAATTCTTTAATGCTTTCCAAAAGGGCTTTAAAAGCAGTAGTGGTAATGTCAGGCCAAAAATGAGCATCGCTAAAAACAATAACACGACCTTTTTCAAGATTAAATCCCCTTCTTGTATGTCCTTCAGTTTGTTCTATTTTTTTAGCAGTATCAAGACGCATATCGTTAAAACTAGGTAATTCAATGCCAAGCCTTGTTTCTATTGATCGCCTGCGGTTATAAACTGATCTAATCCCTATTTTGTGTTCTTGAGCAAATTTTTGAGGACTTCCAATTTTATTCCACGATGCAATCCATTCATCATCAGTTAAAAAATAGCCTGACATTTTTGCCCCTAATTGGTGTAAAGTGTTTAGATACTAACTCGATATTTATTACATTTCAATGACCTATGCTAGAAAAGTTGATGCTAATCATTCGCTTATCGTTAAGACGCTACGAGAGCTT